ATCTTCCCCACAAATCCCCTGCCCTTAGATCGGGTCTGAAAAACCTAATGTTCTTAACATAAGGTTTCAATAAATCATAACCATACTTTGAATAGACACAAGGAAAATCGACATATTCAATCCACTTAAGCCAGTCTTTACGAACAAACTGTAGATCATAAGGAAACAAAGCTACAAACTTAGTCCCGTTCTGGTCTTTTACTCTCTGGATTTCACCAAATATATCAGTATATCTCCATATATCTATCCCAACCATGAATATAATATCATATTCAAATCTTAGGATTAGTTCAAGAAGCTTCCCTGTTCCCCACAGGTCATTAACTTCAGTTGCTAAAATAATTGGATAATCAGGCGGTTTGCCTACGAATTGAAGGGGGTCTGTTCCGACATCAACAGCAAAAACAAATGGATGAAATTTCTCTCTGTCAAGAGAATTAACCATTGTGTTTAACATTCCAGAATTGCCAGTACAACCTAAAGGGTGTTCCCCAACAAACAACACTCTGGTTCGCTTCATACTATTTCCTCCTAAAAGGATTGGGTTTATCTGTTATCTTCTCCAAGCCTGACGACATCAATTCCGGTAAACCTCCTTGGTAAAACAGTTTCTACAAGATAGTATTCACCAGAAGCTGGCTGATATCTATCATGTGGCTGTATTCCATAATAAGTTGGTAAGTACAACTCATTCCTGGATATACCGAGAACGCCAAGCTCTTCGTCTTCTTCTATAATGTTACCAAAAAGCGGATCAGTTTGCAAGCCAAAAACCGTAGGGGATATTTTTTCAAACTCCATCTCCTGATGGTAATAATTATCCCTTGTTTCACCAGATGGTCTCCAAAGCTCACCACTTACATTACATCTATAAAGAACAACATTATATTGGAAAGTCTCATTTTCAAATTTCTCTGGGATTTTATTCATGAGCAAGAAGTCGCCAACATCATCTAAGTTGACAACCAAGCCCGTTTCCCCGCTCGTGTCATAAGGAAAGGTCGCTTCAAGAAAGAACTCTCTTATAAATGGTTTTGTAACCTGAGCATTAGGCTCAAAGTCAACATATTCCCCAGAACCAATCTCACCAGATAGTGATAAATGGGAACCCACTTCTATAAGAGTATTCTTTAAATCCAGACCAATAGACATTATTAATCATTCTCATCAGGGTGAAAAATAACAAGCTGGTCTTCATCATACGTAATATCATTACCAGTAGAATCATAAGCAAACCCCGCATCTACTTTTGTACCAAACATATGAACAACACTAACATCCGCAAACTCAGTAGGATTCTCTTCAACAGCTTCCTTGTAATCAGCATCCATCTTAGCAATAAGCTCTTTATAATGCTCAAACCTATGCTGAAGATTAATCTGCTTAAATTTGAATTTATGTGCTGTCTCAGTCCATAAGTAGAAAAATAACCAGCGTTTAGCTCTCAGCTTCATCCAATGAATTTTAAAATCACCGGATACAGGAAATGACCAACCAAGTTCCCTTGAAGCATCAGTACAGGAATTCTCATAATCATCACTATCAAGGTAAGAATCCAGACTCTTTACCTCTTCCTGTATTAACGCAATCATTTCCGTCTGCGTCATTTTACACTACCTTTCTCGCTCGTCTCCTTGTGACAGGCTTTGTCTCTTTTGCTTTTGGTTTCTCGGTAGTGAGTTTCTCGCTTTCTCCATCCTCACTTAATGGTTCACCCTCAGAGATATTATCCGCTGCTTCCTTAGCCTGTTGCTCTGCAAGAATCTTCTCCTGAATCTCAGCTTCTTCCAATTCTATCTGTTCTTGTGTCTTTTCTGGTTCCTTATCAACAACAGGCTCCTCTTCAGGTATATCAGGAGGCTGTGGGGTATTGGTAACTTCAACAGCCCCAAGTCTCTCCACAGCCCCCGTATTCGCTCTAAGCTCTGCGATTATATCTTCTGGGATAGGAGCATGTTCAGATGTCAGAATTTGTCCGACATTATAAACATGCTTATCCTTCCCTATTCTTGTCTTCAAACACTTGAGTACTCTAACTCTTTCGACCACTTCCATCGAATTATCTCCTTCTATTACGTAGGTTCAAGCTCAACAACAACAACTGCGTTGTTCATCTTGGTATCAGGGGAACTCTCTGCTGTAAGAATTACATCACAAGTAATAACATCGCCCGCAGTAAAACTGTTAGCAGAATTATTAATTACTGCCTGGGTAATACCAGTATCCCCCGTAATCTTGGTAGTCTTGTGCTGACTCAACTCACCAGATACATAACGGATAGAAGGTTTTGTGGTTAGACAAGAAGTTCCGTTAATCAGAACATCAACTTCACCACTTATCATATTATCATCATCACGTCCACAGCCCTTTACAGACCACCAGACATCAGTAACCTTTCCGTTTGCCCTGGGTGAACCAAGAACAACACCAAGATATTCTGTGGTGAACTCCCCTGAGATGACATAACTCAGGGGGTCCAACACATCATGGGCAACCATTTTTTTGAAATTAACAGAAGGTCGTGGTCCTAAATAATCTGTCATAACAACCACCTCCTCCTATTATGCTTCTACTGTAAGGTTATAAACCGCATCCCTTTGATAAAGAACAGGGAGTCCTTTGTCTTCAATACGAATCCAAACACCATCAGGGTCTTTGTCTTCCCACCGATCAGACTTAAGTCCGTAGTGACGGTCAAGCCCAAAAGGAGCTTCCCAGTACTCAGAAATGGGTTCACCGTCAATACGTGAACACCACATAGAGAACTTAGTATCCCCAATGTATTTCTTCCGCATGGTTACATAGTCTTCAGCAGCCTTAAACGATGCAGTAGGAGCACTTGATACAGTAACAGTACTTGCTTCAACATCAACAGAAGCAATAGTCTCTTCCTCATAAGTACCAGCTGAAACATCTACGAAACGCAGAGTAGCTCCAGCCTCAAAATCGGAAGCATCCGCAACACTAATAGAAGTAGTAGACCCACCAGTTACCGCACCAGTAAGCCACTCACGAACTTCAAACCGCTCGTTATATACAATAATGTTGGGGATATCAAGCAAAGCAGCAATAACTTTGGGGTTAACCCCAGTAAGCTTATCTACATTGCCCTTAAACAGATCACCACTTCCAAAGGTAGACTTAGAAAGCAAGTTCTGAATAGTTTCATCAAAGGCAAGATACTTCAGTACAGTAGAATTGCAAATACAATAGTCTACAGTACCTCCACACTCATCTTCAATATGGTTTTTGCCATCAATGATATCACCAAGGATATCCTTATTAGTACCAGTATTCCACCTGGCTGTTGCACCAAGGGAAACGCTACTCGCACTAGGCAAGCTATAGTCAACAGATGCTTTGTAGCCTTCCTTTACATCATAGTCAAAAGAACCACTAAACAGCATCTTTACAAACATCCATTCTCGCCTACGTTTTGCACGAATAACGAGTTTGGCAAGTTCCCTGGAAAGTCTCTGTTCAGCAGACAAGTATGTACTCTCAGTACCTTCTTTACGAAGGTTATTAAGAAACTCCTCATCAAAGAACATTTTATCCCCCCAAAAAGCTGCTTCCGCAGAGTGCTCTGCAACACCAAGCGGTGCTGTTTTCTGAGTGGGTGCTCCTGCTGGTTTGAACGGAGACATCCCCCTGCTACCTTCCTGGCTCTCCCATTTAATGGTACTTGAGTCAGATTGTCTGCTAGGAAACATACTAGACAGAACAAGATTGGGCGGGGTCTGGAACTTCGTTACGAATTTCTGCAACCTTTCGAGTCGCAGAGATGGAATATCACCTAAACCTCTAGGCATAGTCTTTCACCTCCTTCCAAGCCTTATTTTATATAAGTATAAATACCAAAAGTTGAAGCCGAAATATCGGTCTTTGCAGCTGCATCAAGATTAGTCAGACAGCCTGTATACAGAACACAGTTGCCAAGAATCATTGGCGCAACAGCCCCTTTTGCATTAACCCCAGTTCCGGTATCCACAGACTTTTGCAGGATACCAACACAAGTATCATAACCTTCAAGTGCAATATACGCAAACCTTGCAGTAGTAAAACTAGTATTACCAGTAGCAGTAGTTACTGTAATAGCAGCCATATGCGTATACGTTGTACGGTCGATTGCTGTAATAGCCCCAAGGTTCTCAGCAGTCGTTGTGTTGTCATTGATATAAACATCATCGCCAACAATAAACTTGTAACTATCATTCAGTGTAACATACAGCGTTGATGCTGTAGCTCCTGAACTCTGCACAAGGTATGCTCTGGGAGTATACGCTTCTGCTCCAGTAATAGTACTGGGATCATACGGCATAAGTTTCCCATCATTCCCTGCAGCAGAATCATTTCGTGCAAGTGCTGTTCCCATCTTCACCTGACCATAACCAGGACCAAGAGTTACCGGAACAACCAATGCAGCTTTAGGCTCAGAATAAAAAAGCTTCTTGTAATCTTCCTGAGCACCAATTACAACACTAGTAATATCTCTTCCTACGGACATAGTTTTTCACCTCCTTCCAGAGTTAGTCCTTATTAATTTCCTGACCAATATAGCCAAGCATACGATCAACAGCACTATCGTCATTCTTAGCCATTTCAGTCTCTGCTTTCTGTTCGGAATCCCCAGCACTACCCTTTACAGTAGTACTAAACCCCTGAACGTTAGAAATACCTTTATCTTCCCAGTCTTTGATTTCCTCCTTCACTTTCTGGGTAAAGGCATCAATATCAAATTTTCCGTCTTTGACGAATTTATTATACTGAACCATATTTTCGACTTTCTCGAAAAGATGTTCAGGAATGTCACTTTCAGCCAAACACCTAGCCCAAATAGCAGAAGCATTGGCTTTAAGTTCATTCTCCTTTCTGATCTCATTATCTTTCTGAAGCTCAGACATAATGGTTCTCATTTTGTCCATCTCCGCATCGTTCTTTTTCTTCTCATCATTAAACTTAGCGGTGACTTCTTCAGTAAGTTTTGTAACCAGCTCAGGATGTTTTTCCTTCAATTCATCTAATGTCATTTCTTCTTTCACCTCCTCCCTCTTCTTATTTTCTGTAGATTTCTTGGTTTCCTTCTTAACAACAACCTCAGCAAACTCAAGCTCTTCAAATTCGCTGTTACTTACCTTTGCATTCGTATTCTTATCCGCACCAAAAACACAAACCGATCCCTCTCTAAATACACACTCACGCCAAATACTGGCAGGACCAGTCATAGTAAATCCATTCACCTCTGTTTTAGCCCCCTCTTCAAGTTTCTCAATCCTTGTGGGTCTGGCTGATATACTTGATTCATAAGGAAACCCATCACTAGACAAACGCCTAAACTCCTGGCTTTCTGGGGTGTCGACAAAAACAGTCTTTTCTGGATCAACAGATACTTTTCCCTTCCCATCTACCACAATACCATCCGAAAAAGCAACCTTTTTGTCCACATCATGGGATTCGAGAATAGGATATCTATTCTTGGTAAACTGTATCCCCTTACCATCAATAACAAGGTCTCCCCAATACCAATGCCCTGTTATCGGCTTACCTGAATATATAGTCATCTTCAATTTTTCCTTCTTCTCTTCTCCCTCTCCAAAACTTTCCACACAAGCAGTAGATGCATTGTCATGAAAACTAAGTGCTTTTACAGGAACTTTAACACTCATGATATCTTCCTCCATATTTGAATTAGACATTCTATCCCTCTATGGAAGGGAGTTTCTTTATATACTGGGGAGGAACTCCCTTCCATAGCCAAGGACAGATCATATCATCCGTTACTCTTTGCTCTTATTGTTCCCCCCATATCTTTTTTCATGTTTTTCCTGTTTTCTTTTTTTGTTCTTCTCTCTTCTGTTTTCGGCATTGTATCGCTTATGCCCAGGTTTATTTTTAATCCTGTTGTATTTGCGATTCTTCTTGCCTGTTTTTCTTGGTGTTTCCACAATGCACCTCCTATATAATTAGTATTTACATCATGGTACACCTCCTTCTAAATCTGGACATAAGCACAAAAATTAAGCGGTTTGTGTTACAGGAACCAGTTCAGCATCTTCCTTAAGCTCTACAACCTGTATAGAACCAGAACCAGCAAACTCACAAATTACCTGACTGGCTCTTCCATCGACAACACAATCAACAACAGGATCAGAAGCATCCCAATCCTTAACAATAGGTGGCTTATTATCACTCGACTGCAGATAAACAGTAACAGTAGTACCGGCAACTTTCTGTACCCTAACCTTTTTACAATTATCTGACAATGGGACAGTGCGTTCACCAGAACTTACCGTTCTCGTTCCCTGACTCTCACAAGGATTCCAATAAGGACTATCACTGGTTTTAGTCAAATCAGACACAGAAACAAAACGAACAGAAGCCCCTGTCTGTCCAGGTCTAAGCACATACTCGCCAGACTGACCTGGAGCGGTGAGCTTATATCCTTCCGTAGTACTATCATTCCTATAGGTAGGCATTACTTACCCCCCTTCTTTTGAGTATTTGTCGAAGCAGTCTTCTTAGCAGTTTTAGACGACTGCTTGCTTTGTATATTTTCCTGTGTTGTTTCAGCATCAACAACATAATCAAGCTCTGGATATATTTTATCTTCCGTAGCCTTCCTTCTTCTAAGTGTGGCATACCCACCAAGACCAAGCCTTTTCGCAACTTCTTTATTAGGAACACCAACAGTCTCGGCAACAGGTCCATGCTTAACACCAAGAAGTCCCTTAGCCCTTGATTCAAAATCCAACATCTCTGAAACAGGATAAGAAATATCAAGAAGTTCTTCAGGCAGATATTCAACAGTACCTGTTTTTTCCTTCCCTCCTTTTCCAAAATCTATTACTTCTTCTCTTTCAATAATTTTCGGAAACTTTGGAGAAAGGTGTCCTTTGAGAAAGAAGATACTCCCCCAAAAATCATACTTCAAAAAACTATCCCACTCAGCAATTTCATCAGATATCCTATCACTCATCGGACCACGGGAAGCCTTTACAGATGCATATGTGCCTTTTGCCTGTCCTGTCGACACATCTTCAGGCTCATTTAAACCAGATGTTACCATGTGCAAGATATCTGTATCCTGATCCGTAATCTTGGAAAGGTTTGGATTAATACAAACAACGTCCATACCAGGCGGTAGCACTATACTTCCTCCTGGGGTCTTCTTTTCCATGATTCCGGTAGTCCGTCTCTGTGCATCAGTAAGCCCAATCCACAATTTGAACGCTTTCGGGTCTTCAATCTTGAAAGCCCACAAATAAGCACCGGAAGAACGCTTGTGGTCGATCTCGTATTTTTTCAGGTTTTCATAGTGATTTAACCACTCCAGAGTCGTTCTGAGGTAACTTACAGCCCTTTTCGTAATAAATGACCTGTCCCATGCAACGATAAAGCGTTTATATCCCCCAAAGCTGTCATAAATCTTCTTCCTGGACTTAGATTGTCCCTGTAACTTGGTATTAAAATACTGGTTTTCTCTCGCAACAGAAACTAATTCGGGATATCTTGCAATAAATATACTGGGAATCTGTACTTTATTTGATATGTTTGTATAGCCAGAAGAATCAAAATTTTCCCCCATTTCGATGTTATAAAACAGAGGGAAGTTAGCTTTATTGGGATGGAATATAATACCATCATCCTCAGTCCCACACCCCATTATAGTAGACGGATCAACAAAATCTACTTCAATAAAACCATTTTTTTCGTGACAGGTGAGACAAATATAAAGTTCCCCCTCAACCAAAGCCCTTACAACATATTTCTTATAATACAGATAAAGCCTGTTTCTGGGGTCTATCTCTAACTTCTTAATTTCTCTTTCTATTCTCTGAACTTCATGGTGGACTTCAAAACCAAGACCAGTCAACCTCCCGGCAGTTCCACGGACAGAGGTATTTACTTGCGGATTAACATGAAGTTTATCCCAACATTCCTCCTGTAGTTTGTTTCTGGATTTTGATATCGTGGAATCTATATTTGCTGCAGAAGATTTATCTGGATCGGTATAACCACTATCAGCAGAAGAATACTGCCAGGGAACGGTGAACGATATCTTACGAAGTTCATCGTCTGGCATGTCAAGTAGACATTCTCTAACTTCTTGGTCACTCAGCTTTCTGGTCATGTTCTCCAGGAAAAAAGTCCATCTTTACTTATCCGTACCATAACGAAAATAGAATGTCAAGAACTTTTTCCCCATAATAATACCCCTACGCTGTAAACAACATAGGGGTACAAAAGGAGAATAAAATATAGAAAGGACTTACCTATTACATAGCAAATAAAAAATTAAATGTCAAGTGTAAATATTGCGTATATATACGCAATATAGCATACCCTAATATTCCTGTCAATACAGCCCCAAAAGAGATTTATTCTGATACATCTCTCCAAAACTGTGGAAGGCTTTTCTCGGCTTAAAGTCATCCACCCCTATCTCACGCCCACCGTATATAGTCCATCCTATACTGAACATACAGTCATCCTGAATCCCATATTTTTCCATCTTTTCTGGAGAGCCAAACCACCGCTCTTCCGAACTGTGCATAAAGACACTCATCTCTTCCCTGAGAATGTCATCCTGCTTAGAACCGGATATCGGCACTACAGGAGATTTAAACCTCCCCTCACGCACAGCAAGGAGTATTTCTTTGAACGCAGCCTTCTGCCGATCATAATTTGGGAATATCGGCTCAAATTTAATATATCTCTCCTCACACCATTTTTCCATATCCCAAGCACCATACCGCTCAGAGCATATTGAATCAATCCCATCATATTCACTCATAGCCTCCTCAAGAATATCCTTTACAACATCCAACGAGTGGGAATCTACTTTCTTGATTTGTAAAAGAAAATACAAATACTTGGGAGCAGCAACATCCTGTCCTGTATACAAAGCTGGATTAAGCCTACTGCCGGGAAGCCCCTTGGCTACCACTGTACAAATTGTATTGGCAAGACCACGGATAGCATAAGGATCACCAAAGTCCATCCCCCCAAGTACAGCCCAATCTGTATCAAAAATATCCCCCATCTCCAACAGTTCCTCCAGACCACACACATCCAGGACACCGTAATTACTTTTAAGGGAATACATATCATCGACAAAACTGAAGCGTGAATTAAGATGGTCTATCTTCTCATCATACTCAAGGATGTTCTCCTCAAATATCTTACTTCCTTTATTTTTTACTTTATCTATTATCTGTAAGTACTTTGCTTTTTCTTCTAAAAGTTCTACTATTTTAAAGTGGTTCAACGCCTCTCCATCAACAGACAATATCCCTATCTCTTCAATCATCTCGTCAGTAAATACCTGTTCGGTTCCCGCACTCCACAGATTAAGGAAGTACCGTTCATATTCCCCGAATGGAAACTTGGCTTTGTAGTCAACAAGCTGATCTTTATCCATCATCGGGTTCCAATAATCATCAGGATTGCCGTCAGGACCAGGAGAGAACCTGTAACTAAAGAACACACCTTTGGTTTTCTTCTTACGTGCATTCTCAAAAAGCTGGTACAGTACGTGTGTTTTTGCAGAAACGGTAGAGTCTATAACACCAAGGGCATTGGGGATATTTCGGATGGAGCCGTCAAGCTGAACGAAGAACTTGGGGTTCTTCATGTCAAATATCTCGGAAAACGTGTATCCGGTGATATTTGAAACGATACCGGAGAAGGACGATATGGCACGTAACAGGTTGACAATCCTTCCGCTACTATCCCTTATCCTCATTTCCTTCTCTTTTATATTCCGCTTACCGCCAATATCATTGAGTAATTCCGGTGAGTTAAGGACGATATCACGCATGATATCATAATGAACAAATTTAATCTGATCCTTGGAGTTAGCCCCCAACATTATCTGCTGACGATCCCAGTTAAAGAACTTCCAAAGCTGTATAAGACAAGCCAGCAGACTTTTCCCTTCACCCCGCATCCAGCAAAGAACGATAAGCCTGTAGACAAACCTGCCGTTTTCCATCCTCAGAGCTTCTTTAGCTATCTTAAGCTGTTCCCTCCAAATTACCTGGTACGATCTGCCTGTTTTCGGGTTTGGTTCTGAAGGAAGGTTCCGCATAGCACACCACATAGCAACATCACTTCCTTCAGGGTAGATCGGGATACACACCTTATCCTCACACCACTTCTTAAAACCATCCCAGCCATTACGATATACCTTCCTCTCGGCTTCCTTATCAACCCTTGCAGCAACCTTATTCCTTTTTACCGTGCCTGAACCACGTTTAATTGGGGGCATCTACAAATCTCCATTCAAGAAGGTTATCTTCATCAGCTGGTCGTATAACCTCTACTTGCTCATTACCAGCCTCCCCCAGTTTATCCATGAATAATGCAGCCTTTCTTTCCTCAGTCTTTTTCCTGATCCGTTCCTTAATAGCTCGTTTCTTGAGCACAAGCTCCCACTTATTTTGTAAAGAATCAGTAATATTACATTCTCCACTTATTATCATTATTCCACCTCCACTACAGTATCCCCATCTTTAGGGGTATAGTGTGCTGATATGCTGGTTATATCTCCCTCATCTGGAATATCGTCACGCACCAGCCCAAGAGATTTCCACATCCGTTCTATCTCTCTTATGGTTTCCCGTTCCTCTTTAAAGATGGGGTGTGCATACAGCTTCCCATGAAGATTAAGGATAGCCTGTTCCGCACCAGCCTTTTCTATCTGCAGTTTTCCCAGGGTAATGTACAGACTCACGAGCTGTGTTCCAGCCCTGAAGAACTGCTCCTCACTTATATTATCAAAATTCCGAAACAGAACCTCTTCCACTGCCCTGATATACTGAAGCAGGAACGTACACTTACCTCTCGGCACGTATGTACAGACACCACTTCTCAAAGCAGGACACTCTTCACCACGACACTTCGGCACTGGGTCTACAGCATAGAGCTTCATCCCACACTCAAGGCTCCCACGCCTCAGCTTCATGGTACCCATATTATTCTCAAACCACTGCGGTATATCCTGCTCCCCACCGAATGGCTTTTCTACTGTTTCTTCAGTCATCTTTCCCCTTTCCGGTAACACTAACATCAATGGTCTCATTACCCCCAAATGTATCATTACCCCCAAATGTATCATTTTGCC